CAAACTATCACCGAACATTACGAGCGTGTGACTAAACACACACGAGCTGGTAACAACGGTAAGAACATCATGTGCCCTGTGTGTAACCATGTAGCACGTGTCTATCACTTCTCATGGGTAGCCTCACAGTGTAGCAACTGTAAGACTATGGTTAATAAGTATGATTACTTAGTAGATCAACTCGACACATGGAGGACACCACGATGACCAGAGATGACTTACCTGATTATGGTGATTACGAAGTACCTAAGTACACCGTAACCATGCAAATACAATGTGATCAACATCCTCAAGTATGGCTACTAGAGCATGTGTATACATACCTAGAGCCTAATGATGATGAGTATGCCCGCATACTTCACATTGAACCATATCAAGACCGACCACCTACAATTGAGCACCATGGAGGATACCCAGACATTCCAGAAAGGTACTAACTATGCTTATTCCTAATTGGCAACACCACTCACGTAAATTACTTAAGTGGACACGTAAACCACGTATGCAACGCTCACCAAGAGCTAGGCTTAGAGCCTTACTTAGGAAAGTTAGAAGGAAGTATCATGCGCACACGTGAATGGGTAGCACCTCTTGTTGCTTTATTATTCACATGGTGTACACTTGGAGTAATAGCTGCTGGTGTACATCATAATAGGTATCAACCTAGTACTAAATCCTTTCGGTTAATCTAATCATGGCTAAACGAGATCCCTATGGGAATCGCATCAAAGAAATCATGAGATGGAAAGCTACTGATGAACTCACACCTATGACCATCATCGATGGTTTCGCTGCCTCTATCTCTTGGGATCTACCACCGGCTTACTGCTGTGTGATTAGAGCTGACTACCCTGATGGTAAAGTCAAAGAGAAAGCATACAAAAATGCTAAGGCAGCACAGAAGTTCATGAAGCAATGCATCGTTGATGATGCTGACTTCACCCTCATGACTGAAGACACACTACGAGACACAGGTTTCTACTATGAAGACGAGTACGATGAATCCTATTGATCTAGCTGAAATGCTAGAGGAGGAACAATGTAAGATTGACGAGGATACTGGTGAGGTAATCCCTAACCCTTCTAAGGATCATTGGGGGTTACTCTTACTAGCTTCTCAAGGTGACCTCAAAGTCAAGCGTAGTAGTGAACCACCATATGAGTTAGGATATTACATCCCTCATTGGAACGCCTACGATGGTATTGAGGAATACTGCAAAGAGTTCCCAACCGACCCACAATGTAAATGTTATGAAGTATGAATTAACACAAGCGGA